CAAGACAATATGAAACTAATAGACAGATTAAAATCAGAGTACAGTAGTAAGTTAGAAATTAACAACCTTACATATCCAGCTTTAGTGGGTAGGATTTGTGAAGAGTTAGAAACAATATCGTTAGTGGGCGATATGAAGTATGGCATTTGGGTAGATTTAAAGTTCTTTACTGGAGTAGATTCGCCTTATGATTTATTCAATGAGATTAAGTAACGAAGCGTGGGATAAACTCAAACAGCAAATTGAGTACCACATAGGACAAGACCATAACTTAACAGATATAACTATTAATTATCAGTTAAGAATACCTGAAATTGGGACAAGAAATTATTTAAGATTATCAGTAAAAATACAAGAATAAAAAATAAAAAAGATAAAATGGAAGATTTAATTGATTATTTAAACGCAAGGATTAAAGCACTAGAAAATAGAGTTGAATTTTTGGAAGGGCAAGTTGAAGTATTAAAAATAAAAGAATGAAACACGATTTAAGATTAATAAGAAGAACATATTTAAAAAATAAAAAATTACAAAATACTAAAAGTATTTCATTACATTTACAAAAATTAAATAAAACATATTTAAAGAATAGCAACCCAATCTTATTAAAGATTATAAATTTTTGGGAAACTAAATTAGAAGAAGAATTAACACAATTAAATTTAATAAAATGAAAACAGACAAATTAAAAGAACTTTATTTAAAGTATGGCTTAACTCCTGAAGATGTATATAAGCATCAGCATTACACAATTATTACTAGGCAAGGTATTGACAAGATACAAGCTAATGAACAAATTTATGTAGATTATGAAGTTATAAGATGCGAACCTAACTTTGCAGTATTTAAAGCAAAGGCACAAAAGGACGGAACAATAATACAAACATTTGGTTCTGCATTAAAAGGAGATACATTTAAGGACGGAAACACTAATAGTTGGTATGTTGCTGAAATGGCAGAGAAACGTGCAATGTCAAGAGCAGTTTTAAAACTAACTGGATTTTATGAGTTAGGAGTTTTTAGTGAAGATGAATCAGAATCATTTAAAAGAAAGTAGAATATTAACCTAAATTAAAATAGAATTATTATGAGTGCAATTATCAATTACAGTTTAAGAGTAGACAAGTTACCAAAAGAGAAATTTGTTGCGGGAAAAGACGGAGCAGTTTATGTCAACCTGACTATGTCAGTTAATGATGAAACTAGGTTCGGAAACAACGTATCAGTTTATGTTTCTCAAACCAAAGAAGAAAACCAAGAGAAAAAGCCTAAAACTTATATAGCTAACGGAAAGGTTGTTTGGAACAATGGAACTATTGTAAACGCAGAAAAAGAGGTAAAAGAAGAAGTTGCTGCTGAAACAGTAGAATCTGATTTTCCTTTTTAAATTTAATTGGGTAGTGTAAAAGCTACCCTTTTTTTTTATATATTTGGAAAAATTAAAACAAAATGACAGAAGAACAGACAATAGAACAAATGGAAATGGAACTGATTGCAGAGGAATGCAGGATTACAACTGATGAGATAGTTGAATATCCACCTATTGCTTTGAGTTTGGGAGAAAAAATAATATCAACAAAGAATGGAGATTTAAAGATACCAATACCTATTGGAACTTATGGTAACTTCTCTTTTGTACAAGCACCAGAGAAGACCAAAAAGACTTTCTTTATATCACTTTTAGCTAGTGTTTATTTAAGTGGCAAAAACAATTACGGAGGAGATATAAGGGGAAATAGAAATGACAGATGTTTAATGCATTTTGATACAGAGCAAGGTCATTGGCATAGTCAAAGAGTTTTTAAACGAGTTGAAGATATGGCAGGTATAAAAGATTTAGGGTGTTATATTACCTATGCTTTAAGAACTATCAATTACAAACAAAGATTAAGATTTATAGAGTGGACATTAGAACAAAATAAAGGCAATAACGGATTAGTTGTTATAGATGGAATTGCAGACCTTGTAAGCAATGTAAATAATTTAGAGGAATCAAACTTATGTGTTCAAAAGATAATGGAATGGAGTGCAAGATATGATTGCCATATAATCACAGTAATTCATTCTAATTACGGAAGTGATAAGGCAACTGGACATTTAGGAAGTTTCTTATATAAAAAATGTGAAACTGCGATAGCTTTAGAACCTAATTCAGTACACAAAGAAAATATAACTGTGATGTGTAAATTAAGTAGAGGTTATGCGTTTGAAAACTTTGATTTTAGTGTAAACAAGTATGGGTTGCCATTTGTAGTAGGAAACATATATGACCCTTTAAAAGATTATGTAGTACAGAAACCTAAACATATAGAAATACCATTTTAAAATATGTCAAAATTAATTGAATTAGCATATAAGAAACATAAAACTTGGTTAAACATTGTTAAATCTTTTGGATGTCCAGATAACATTACAGAAGACATTGTACAAGAGATGTACATTTACCTTATAAGATACGAAAGGGAAGGTAAGGATTTATGGTATGGCGATGAGATTAATTACTACTATGTTTTTAAACAATTAAGAGGAATCTATGTTCAATATCTACGAGCAAGTTCAAAGATTAAAAAAGTATCACTAGATGAGATACAAGAGCAATTTCAAGAGATTGACCCTTTAGAATATGAAGAGCAATACGAGAAGTTTATAAATAGCTATTTAAAAGTTGCTGATGATTTACATTGGTACGATAAAAAAGTATTTGAATTTATAGCCAAAGGCACAAGCGTTGCTGAATTAAGCAGAAACACAAAGATTGGCTACTACTCTCTTTACAATACTTATAACACCGTAAAAGATAAACTTAAAGACGAACTATTATGATAGAATATATTATTAATAAAGATATTGTAAGTTATGCTTATAATAAGTTAAATAAAACTAATATAATAAAGAACTTAAATCCAAGTAAGTTTGGGTATGATGAGAAAAGAATATTTGAGGGATATATTGGAGAGAAAATTATAATGGATTTTTTAAATATTCAAAATAATGATGATACATACGAATATGATTTGCTATCTAACAAAGGAAAAAAATTAGAGATAAAAACAATAAGTTGTAAATTTAAACCAAAACTAAATTATCTGTGTACTGTTAATTCTCATAAAATTGACGGAATACATAAACAAAAAGCAGATTACTATATTTTTTTAAGAATTTTAAACGATTATAGTTTGGCTTGGATATTGGGATGGTATTCTTGTAAAGATTTTTTTAAGGCAGGTACATTTATACCTAAAGGAAAAGATTTTGGTAAGTTTAAATTTATAAAAGCTAACGCTACTGTTTTAGAAATTGATAAATTAAATAAATTTTAGATATGAAACTTGGAGACTTTATAGAATTAATTACAACCTATACTGGAATCAAATGGGTAGTAAAAAAGATTAGCAAACTAACTAGAAAAGATTGCGGTTGCGATAAAAGAAAAAATAAACTAAACGATATTGAGTTATGGTAGAAAAAGATAAGTATATTTGGGTTGATTTCAAAGCAAATGTAGTTGGAAAATTAACTCCAGAATATAGAAAAATATTATGTACCTTACACGCTAAATATTATAATCATAAATACTATGAGCCTTGCAGTTGTGATGCAAAGATTTACAGAATGTGGATTGCGGATATAGACAGATTATATAACTAAAACTAAAGGTTTGAATAAACAACACCAGCTTGAACAAGCAATAGTGAATATGTTAAATTTAGATGGATGGAAACTTAAATGGACTGGAGAAGGTTCTGAAAGTTGGGATGCTGAAGGTTTAACTCCAAAAGGAAAAGAATGCGTTATAGAGATGAAATTTAGAAATAAGTATTATGCTACCAAAATGCTTGAAAAGTTCAAATACGATAAGCTAATGGATACTGGTAAGGTTGCATTCTATTTTGTAAACGACCCGAAAGCAAATTATATGTTTTGGCTTAATGATATTAAGATGCCAGAGCCAGTTGATAAATATTGCCCATCAACTACAATGTGGCAAAATAATAAAGTAATGAAGCCTTGTTATCTTTTAGAAGAAAGTCAAGCTGCAATGATAAATAATAACGATACAATAGATACAATGAAAAAAGACATCATTCAAAAGTTGAATCAATTATCTGATAGGATAAATCTTCAACAAAGAGAAGAACTATTAAAAGACATAGTTCAATTAAAGTTAACTGAAAACTATTCTGAATTTATTAAAATCAAAGACAAATGGAATATATAGGCTACGAGATTAAATTAAACCTTTTCAACGGAATACTTTTTGGTGCTATGGAAGAAATATTTATAGAAGAAGATGTAATTGAAAAAGATTTTGTTATTTATTTTGGTATGCTATCACTTTGTTTTACAAGAATTTATAATAAACTTTAAAAATAATTATAAATTTTATTAAAAAAATTGTTCATAATTAAAATAAGTTTTATATATTTGTATAGTAATTTAACAAATGAATTTTACTAATTTAAACCATAATATTATGAAAGCTCAAAGCAATATTTTAAATAAATCTTTTGATTTTGAAGCAATACATTTACAGTTATCTTTTGATGAAAATTTTTGGCTAAAAGATAGTTATAATATCATTATAAACGGACAAAGTTTTTCTTATTTCTCTGGCATAGGGCATAGGGTAGAAAAAAACTCTTATTCAAGGGATGAGGCAAAAAAATGGCTAAATTTTAGCAGTCGTAAAAATGTTGAAAGTTACAATTATTTAGTTATTCAATTAAATACATTCACAAAACCAAAACCATTAAATATTGACGATATTTTATACTGCTTGGTTTTAGACTCTTATTGTGGCTCATTGTCTTTTGATGACTTTTGCGATGATTTTGGATATAGCAACGACTCGATAAATCATTTAAATTTATATAGAGAGTGCAGCAAGACTGCTAAAAAATTACAAAAAATAGGCATTAACATTGATGAGGCAAATGAATTATTTCAAGATTATTAACGTGAAACAATAAATAATTAATTTAATAACGATTAAAAACAAACAAGATGAAAACAATTAAAAGAATTATCAAAACACAATTAGTAAACTCAAACATCAAACCAGTTAAGGTTGTAATATTACAAACTGGAATAGTATGTGAACATTTTAAAAATGGAAAAATAAATGTAATATGAGAGCAACGCAAATTCATTATGAGAACGGACAAGGCTATGATATTATAGATGTATGTAAGGATTACTCTCTTAATTTTAACAGAGGTAATGTTTTAAAGTATGTAGCACGAGCAGGAAAGAAGCAAGATGAATTACAAGACTTGAGAAAGGCTTTAGATTACTTACAAAGAGAAATAGCTTATTTAGAAGAACAACAAAAGGAATACATAAAACAAAAAATAGAGAGATGACACAATTAGATTACGATTTAGATGATTATTTTAAGCAAGAAGAAGAAAAATATGAATGTAGGGAATGCGGTACTTTTATGAGTGTAGATGTACATTATTGTAGTGATTTGTGTTTTAAAGCCTCAATGATATGATATTACTTGTAGATGCAGATAGTTTAATATTTGCTAGTTGTTATCGCAAAAGAGAAACACCTGATGATAACCCATATTTTGAAAAGTTATCAGATGCTTCAGATAAGTTCAATGAGCAGTTAATGGGTATTGTAAACCATTTAGAAGACTTCTATGATATTGACAAGGTGATTATATTTAATGGTTCAAAGGGAAACTTTAGAAAGCTAATAACTAAAAAGTATAAAGCAAATAGAAAGGATTCACAGATACCACCTTTATTGAATGAGATGCACCAATGGGTAAAAGATAATCACAATTCAGTTTATGGTTATGGTGTTGAAACAGATGATATGGTTGCAAGATACTGGAATGATTTGTCAAAAGAGTTTGGAAGGAATGAAGTTATGATAGTAAGCATTGACAAAGACTATAAGCAGTTCCCTTGCCTTATGTACAACTATCACTATAAACACAAACAAGTTTTAGATATAACAGAAGAAGAAGCCTTATACAATTTTTATGAGCAAATGATAGTAGGAGATACTGCTGATAACGTTAACTATTTTAAAGGTAAAGGAAAGAAGTTTGCAGAAAATTATTTAGCTGAATGTAAAAGCCATTACCAGTACACAAAAAGAATGTACGAATTATTTAAACAAGAATACAAAGGAAAAGCAAAACAAAGATACATTGAATGCTACAACCTTTTAAAATTAAGAACAGATTAAGAACAATTAAAAACAAAAAAGATGATAGAATTAGATGAATTAATAGATTATGTTAATGAAACTTTAGATTTAGACATTAGGGAAAACACTAGAAAAAGAGAAGTTGTGGACGCTAGAGCATTTTACTATGAGTTAGCTAGGAGGCTTACAAATTATAGCCTAGATAAGATTGGAAATTCTTTAGATAAGCACCACGCAACTGTACTTCACAGTTTGAACAATGTAGTAATGTATTTGAACAAGGATTTAATAAATAAATCA